CTGAGATGGGCGAGTTCGAGCCCCGCGAAGGCCGCGGCGGCCCTGGCACCGCCGACGTGAAGTTCGCCATCGCCTGCCCGGTCTACAACTACGAGTCCGGCAAAGTCCAAGTCCTGCAGATCACCCAAAAGTCCATCCTCAAGGAAATCGACCAGATCTCCCAAATGGAGGACTACGAGAACCTGCTGGAGTGGGACTTCACAATCAGCAAGAAGGGCAGCGGCCTGCTCACCGAGTACACCGTCCGCCCGGTCCCCCGCAAGAAGGGCAGCCAAGAACACGTCGATGCCGCTTGGCTGGAAGCCAAGGCCGAAGGTTTCGACATCAGCCGCCTTCTCAGTGGTGGCAATCCTTTTAAGGCAGCCTGATCCACAACTTAAAAACAATTAAGTAACACCGCCCCCTCTAACCCAGGGGGCTTTTTACTGGTATTATCAGATTGGGAAAGAATAACTTCATGGCCTCCAACACCCAAGACACGCTGGCAGGACTGCGTAAGTGGAGGCTGGAGCAAGACAACAGTGGCCCCTTCCGGGTCTACCGGGACATCAAAGGCAATGTATACCATAGTGTTACACACATCCTGAAGGAGACGAGCGACAAAACCGGGCTGGAGCGCTGGGAAGCCCGCCTGGGACCAGTGGAGGCCAGCTGTCAGCGCAATGTTGCCGCCACCCGAGGCAACATGGCTCACAGTCAGGCTGAATATTTGCTTAAGACTTCGATGCAGCTGGCACGATCCACTGCAAACAAGCGCAACGCCATCCGCTGGGACGATCAAGGACTAGCCCGGATTCCCTCGCCAATCACGCAGTGGGCATTGAAGAGGGTCCGCCCCAACGTCCCCCGCGTTGGCTGGAGCGCCTCCGGCTACGCCCGCAGCCTGTCTGACTGGATCGCCGGAAACGTCACCGAAATTTTCGCCAGCGAATTTTCCATTCACCACCCCGCAGGCTTCGCCGGCACCTGCGATGCTTTAATCGGCATGAAGAATAACGAGCTGGTGCTAGCCGACTGGAAGACCAGCGTGGGCCGCAAGACTAAAAAGGACGACGATGGCCTGGAGCGCCTCCCACCCGGCCATTCATACATCGACCAGTGCGGCGCCTACAGCCTGGGGCTTAGCCACCTAACCGGACTAAGGCCAACTGGAGCCGCTATCGTGCTAGCACGCCGCTGCGGCAGCCCAAACATTCATTACATGTCGGCTCATGACCTCGCCGACGCAGAAGAATCATTCATGGCTCGGGTGGAGCAATACTTCGCAGCTCTCCAAAATCCCATTCAAGTCTCAGGCTGAGACGCCATTCATGCCGCATGAAAACCCATTCATGACTGCCTGGAAAGCCATTCATGGTGTCTTACTGCGTGTCTCATGAGTCTCACTGCTGAGACGGTGCTGCTGGCGCCATTGGCTGGGGCCCTGCTGGGGCTGGCGTGGGGTCTGTTGCTGGGGCGCCTCAGGGTGTGTCTCGTGGGTCTCACTGCGAGACGGTGAGAGGCCCCCACCGGATGGCAGGGGCTGGGACGTGCTCACCCCTACGGGGCTCGCACCTTGCGGGGCTTGCTGATACCGGCATCGGATCGAACCTTACGGGCTGCCCCCTTGCTGGAGCGGGTCCGATTAGCTGGGGCCTTGGCTGGCTGATCGGTGCGCGGAAAAATACCCGTAGCCTGTGGAAAAAGGCCTGGGGGAATGTCAGCCCCGCCGTTGCAACGCTGACAGGCCCTCCAGTAAGGCACCAGTTCCCGCCAGAGCTGGAGCGGGCCTTCCTTGCCGTGGGCAGCCTGCAGGGCCAGCAGATCCGCCCAGTCTGACGCCGCCAGGCTGGAGCGTTCAACAGCCCACCGCAGATCCCGCAGCTGGCGTTTCTCCAGCCGCAACTGTTCACGCTCCAGTTCTCGGGCATCCAGGGCCAGCTGCTTACGCTCGCGCGTGGTGTTCCAGTCTCCGCCGCTCATGGCTGGGGCGCCTCCACCGCTTCGAGGGTGTACACCGGCAGCCCGTTGGGGTCGGCGACTGGCGCTGGGGCTAGTGTGATCAGCCCGCGGGCCTGCAGGGAGTCGGCGATCCGCTGATCACGCTGGGGCATCGCAACGTAATGCGGGCCGGGATTGCGGCGGAGGAAGTTGAGCCAGTTCCGCTGGAGCGGGCCTAGCGGTCGGTTGCCGTAGTTGGGGGGCATGGTCCCTGGGTTGGGGTGTGCCGTTAAACAGTAGCACCGGGCGCAAGCTTGCGAAATCCCCACCTATGACATACACTACGGGAGCACTTCGGCAGACCCTGCCATGGCATACCAAACCCCGCGCCTACGGCCCCAGCGGTTCCTAGGTCTCAGCTGGGACCAGATCACCACGCAGCTTCAAGGGCTGGAACGCCAGCAAGCCCTGGCGGTGTGGCAATGGGCAGCCCCCCGGTTCAGCAGCCACGGCACTGCACAGGCTGCCCACTGGAACCGCTACGGGGCCGGCAAAACTTACCGCCGGATCGATGCCGTTCGCTGCTGGCTGGGGCTGGCACCTTACCGCACTTGACGCCGGGCCGCTTCCGGTTCTACTGTTCACAACGAGACCCCAACCCTTAGGACTCACCCCATGCACAACTACACCCCCGAACAGCTGGCACAGTTTCCCTGGGTCGCCAGCTGCGACACCCTCAAGGCTGAAGACCTGCTGCCGAAGTTCTGGCAGGTTGCTGAGATGGTGGCAGTGCTGGCAGATCGTCCCCAGCTGCTGAACGCCGAGACGCTCGCCAGCCTGACCAAGTTGGTGGGCGAAGACTCCAAGGAGTCGGACTGGAACGACGAGGAAGCCAACCTTACTCTCGAAGATCTCAGCCTGGCACTTGATGACGCCGCCCCGGCTGGCTTCTACTTCGGAACCAGCGAAGGAGACGGCGCCGCTTTCGGCTTCTGGCTGGACGAAGCCTGGGGCGATGCGCTCGACTCCTGCAGCGTTGATACGGACTGCGGCCCCGAGCGACTGGCGCTGTTGGTCGCTGAGCTTTCCGATCTTGGCTACGACGCCGACAACCTAGCCGAGGCGTACTGCGGAGAGGCCGAAGGATACAGCGAGGCTGAGGCTGGCGCTGATGCTGCTGCCATGCTGGCCGAGGCTATCGGCGAGGGTGCCGCCGACTCGATGCGCTGGCCCTATTGCTGCATCGATTGGGCCCAAGCCTGGGAGTACCTGCAGCAGTCCGACGGTTACAGCCTGGCGCGAGTGTCTCCCGCTCGCTGGCTGGTACTTTCCCCAGCTTGAGGCCAACGCCTACCGATCAACGGCCCGGCCAGTGTGCCGGGCTTTTTCGCGGCGCTCGCTTCGCTCGCTTGCGAAACGTGATAGCAGGGCCGCTTATCATTGGCGCAGATAGTTTGTGACTCTAACCGTGGCGGATTGTGACGGCCAAGAAGTAAACGTGCCGCGTACCGTCGCCAATGACGAGAGCAAGCGCTGGCGTGGTGGCAAGGGCTCAAGTGTTCGCGTAGAGGAGCGGGCTAACTGGTGCTACGCGGAGATTCTGAACGGTGGCACGCGTCGGCAGATCACCCAGAAACTAGCGGATCGCTTCGGGGTGTCTGTCAGAACAGCAGACGACGACTACAGCCGCGCAGCCGAGATGCTCAAAACGGAGCAGATCGCAACGCGCGGCGATCTGCTGAACCAAATCCAAGCGCTACGCTTGTCTGCCTGCAGAAAGGCCATGGCGAAAGGCCAGCTGCAGACTGTGGCGATGCTGCTCAAGGACATGGGCGCCGTCATCGGTGAGGCTGCGCCAGAACAACAGGCCGCCGCGGCCCCAGTGCTGCGCGTGGAGATCGACGACAAGCGCAACGCGTGAGACCCACGAGACTCACCGCCTGGGGCTAGCAATCCGGCCGATCCTGTGCAACAATAGGGGCAAGCTCACCACGCTTCCCCATGACTTCCCGCACCCTTACCCTGGCCGCCGTGCTGCTGACCGCTGCAGTGGTGGCGATGGGCTTCGACAACAGCCGCCAGCTGGCACGCTGCGAGGCTACCGGCCGCGGCCCGACAGAGTGCCGGCTGCTGGTGCTCGGTCGCTGAGGATTAGTACAGCTGTACTCGCAAGAGATTTCCTAATTTCCTGCGAGTACAGCTGTACTACAATACAACCGTACCAGCGACCGGGGGGAGAGTTGCAAAAATAGTACGTACGTACCGGGGGGCAGGGAACCTACTGATACATTCGCGTTTATCTCTTGTGTAGTAGACTAAGTTCTTCTGTATTACAGCCTCCGATGCTTTCACTGGTACTGACTTTCGCCCAAATCATCCCCGTCACCCGAGTCGGCCAGTCGTGCCCCCTCGGCTACTACATCCAGAACAGCTACTGCGTGCCCAGCACCGCCTCCCGCCCCAAACAAGCCATCAACTCGACTGGCGCAACCTGCCCGCTTGGCACCTACACCTTCGGCAACTACTGCACCCGCTACACCGACGACTGATCAGGGGCAGGGGTTCAATTCCTGTAATACCCTAGAAGGTACCCGTCCCCGAAAAATGGCCGAAACGGCTGGAACCCTCTCGCTCCGCTACGCCCAGGGGCAAGTGTTCTCCAGCCGCAAACGCTTCCGTGTCTTGGTTGCCGGCCGCCGCTTCGGCAAGAGCTACCTCTCCTGCATCGAACTCTTGCGTGGGGCAATCGAACGCCCCGGCGAAACCTTTTTCTACGCCGCCCCCACCTACCGCATGGCGAAGGACATCGCCTGGAAGGTACTGAAAAAGCTCGTCCCAAAAGCCTGGATCAAATCCAAAAACGAAACCGACCTCAAGATCGAACTCGTCAACGGCTCAACAATCGAACTGAAGGGCACTGAAAACGCCATGGCTCTCCGAGGCCGCAGTCTGGCTGGCGTGGTGCTCGACGAAGCCGCCTTCATGTCCGCCGAAGTCTGGTTCGAAGTCATCCGACCCGCACTCGCCGACAAACAAGGCTGGGCACTTTTCATCTCCACCCCCGACGGCACCGCCAGCTGGTTCTACGAACTCTGGCAATACGCCGACTCCGGCGATTCCGACTGGAGCCGCTGGCAGTTCACCACCATCCAAGGCGACAACGTCCCACCGGAAGAAATCGAAGCCGCCCGCAGCCAACTCGACTCGCGCACCTTCCGCCAAGAATTCGAAGCCAGCTTCGAAAACCTGAGCGGCCTCGTCGCCGTCTCCTTCAGCGACGCCAATATCTCCACCGACGCAGCCGACATTTCAATACTTCCACTCCTTTTGGGGGTGGACTTCAACGTGGATCCCATGTCCGGCATCTGCGCCGTCCTCAAAGACGACACCCTCTACGTCTTCGACGAAATCATGCTCACTGGTGGCGCCACCACCTGGGACTTCGCCGAAGAAGTCACCCGCCGCTTCGGCGTGGATCGCCGCGTCATCGCATGTCCCGACCCCACCGGCGGCGCTCGCAAAACCTCCGGCGTGGGACTTACCGACCACAGCATCCTCCGCCGCAGCGGTTTTAACGTCTCCAGCCCCAAAGCCCCTTGGAAAATCCGCGACAAAATCACCGCCGTCAACACCGCCCTCTTGGATGCGACTGGAACACGCCGCACCTACATCCACCCCCGCTGCAAAGAACTAATCAAGTCCCTCCGCACCCTCACCTACGCCCCTGGAACTGGCCTCCCCAACAAAAACCTAGGCGTAGACCACGCTTTCGACGCCTTCGGCTACCTCTGCCTTCAACAATTCAACCTCGCCAAACACGGCACCCTCGGCCAAACCTCCTACCGCCTCTACTAACCCTCCGTAGACTGCAGAAAAGCCCGCAAAACATGGCCAAGAAACCTACAAAAGGCCAGAAAAAGGTCGAAAAGGTCATGTCCGAATACTCTGCTGGAACCCTTAAATCCAGCTCGGGCAAAAAAGTGACCTCCCGCAAGCAGGCAATCGCCATTGCCCTCAGCGAAGCAGGCATGGCGCGCAAAAAACCCACCAAAAAGGGAGGCAAAAAGTAATGGCCGCCAAGAAAAAGGGCCTTTACGCCAACATCGCAGCCAAACGCAAGCGCATCGAAGCCGGCAGCGGCGAAAAAATGCGTAAGCCTGGCACCAAAGGCGCCCCCACCGATGCCGCCTTCAAAGCCGCGGCCAAAACCGCGAAAAAACCCAAAAAACGGGGCAAGTAACTATGGCTTCAGTCGCTATTACTGCCGTTGACCGTTACACCAGCCTCGTCGAGTACACCGGCGCCACCATGGACGCCCTCAACGAGTACTTCGAAGTCACCGCTCACTCCAGCAGCTATACCTTCGCCGCCACCGTAACCAGCTCCGCCAACTTCAAACTTGCCCTGGAGTGCAGCTGCAACGGCACTTGGTTTACTATTGACACCTCTAAAACCATTAGTAATGCCGGTGAATATGTCTATTTTTATACCGGCAGTCCCGCCGCCAAAATCCGTATGCGAATCTCGCAAATAACATCCGGCACCCCAAACCTCGTTCCCCACATCGCCGTCGCCTACCACGGCTAATCCCATGGAAATCACCTCCGTAATGCTTGACGCGATCTTCGCCGTCAAGGGCAAGCGCAACCCAAATCTCTGGGACCCCCGCTGCGCCCGCTTCCTCGCCAAACAGGCCGTCATCGCCGTTACCCCCGCAAAAACCAAAAAAGAAGTCGCCCTTGCACTGGAACTCGTCGAAGAAATCATCAACTAAACTCAAAACATCCCCTACTGCATAACGACCCGTGGCTTTCTTTCGCGGCGAGGAGGGCTCCATCAGCTTCAAGGACAGCTCCGGCGCCGTAAGCGCGGTCTCGTCCACCCGCAGCTGGAGCTTCACCATCAACAAAGACACTCTGGACGTAACCGACCAAGGTTCGACCAGCCGTGAATTCATTGGCAGCCTCCTCTCTGGAAGCGGCAGCGCCGAAGTCATGTACACCGCCCCCGGCTCGGGCGAAACCCTCAACTTCATCGACGACGTCCTGACCACCAAGGACCAAACCGACGCCCAATTCGAACTCTTCTTGGACACCTCCGGTACCAAGAAAATCACCTTCACCGGCATCATCACCAGCGCTGACTACAGCGCAACCGTCGGCGAACTGGAAGTCATCACCGTCAACTTCATCAGCTCTGGCGCAATCACCGCCTCTATCTAATAACTAAACACCCCTCGACTTAGGCCGTAGACTGGAGCAAAGCACCCCGCTCCAGCTATGGCCTTTTTTCGTGGCGAAGAGGGCTCCGTCAAATTCGAAAACGACGGTTCCACCCCTACCGCAATCACCTCGACCCGCAGCTGGTCCCTGACCATCAACAAGGACACGCTCGACACCACTGATCACGGCTCCACCAGCCGCGAATTCGTGGGCGGCCTCATCTCCGGCTCGGGCACCGTCGAGCTGATGTACACGGCCTCCAGCGCCGACGAAACCGCCGCCTTCCTGCAAGACGTCCTTACCACCGAAGATAGCGCCAACGCTGCCTTCGAACTGTTCCTAGACACCAGCGGCGGCAAAAAGATCGCCTTCTCGGGCATCATCACCAGCGCCGACTTCAGCGCCACGGTGGGTGAACTCGAAGTGGTCACCTGCAACTTCATCACCAGCGGCGCCATCACCGCCTCCATCTAACCGGTTGGAGCCATGACTATCCAAACAGTCACCGGCAGCTGCCTCCACATCGAAATTGATGGCGAGGAAGGTATCACGCACGCTACCTTCGTGTTCAAAACCCCCTCCGTCCCCGACACCCTGGGCAACTTCATCAAAATGCTTGCCCTCGGCATCGAAGTGCTGGTGCCCATCGAAGATCCCGATGACGAGGAAGACGACGATGATTGAATACCGCGGCGAAAAATTCGACGGTTATAACAAACCCAAACGCACTCCAAAACACCCCAATAAATCACACGCCGTCCTCGCAAAAGAAAACGGCGAAGTAAAACTTATCCGCTTCGGACAACAAGGCGTCTCCGGCTCCCCCAAAACCGCTGGAGAATCCGAAGCCGACCGCAAACGTCGTGAAGCGTTCAAAGCTAGGCACGCGGCTAACATCAAGAAAGGAAAAATGTCAGCCGCTTACTGGGCGGATCGCACCAAGTGGTGACTAAATGACCTACGCAGTACCCGGCCAATTCCCCACCCACATCGTCGCCACGACGTACCAGAACGGTGGCGACAGCCCCTTCATTCGCACAGCCGCCGTGCTGGACATGATGAAAGGCTGGGAAATCATGAAAGCCGTCACCCGCGGCACCGAGTACCTGCGCGAAAACAGCGAAGCCTTCCTCCCACTGGAACCCCGAGAGGACTACCGGGCCTACATGAGCCGCGTCAACCGCGCCGTCTTCTCGCC